ATAATTTTCATTTTTACATCTCCTTTCTGCCGGGATTAACGGCTCCCGGCGGGCCGTATTAATACTTTAGAACTCTTTTATTTCCCCCTGGGCCGCATGGCCTGGGGGTCGTGCCGATCCCGGTACTCCTCCAGCGCATCGACAACAATCTGCTTCTGGTTGCTGTCGATCCTGGTTGCGTAGTCCTGCAGCCAGGCTTTCAGGCTGACAGGCACGCGGACATATATTTCGCTTGTGCCTTCCATTCGCAACACTCCTTATTGCTTGATAGCTATATTTTACCAGATAATCACACTCCTTTCAAGTTGCGGTAGGCTAAAATTTACTGCAACGAAGATACGTTCTCATGGCTGGCGAGGACTGTTTTTCCTGTTCAACGACAACTTTTGCATCCGGGTTCCGGCTGGCGATCTCCTGCCGCACCCTTTCGGCGGAAACGTTGGAGAGAAAAGGCGTCTCCAGGGTGACCGTGCCGAAGAGGTTACGAACGGTAAGACGGTGCGGGCCGGAAAAGCGGGCCTTCCAGATTCCGTCGGAGGTAAAGAGGGTTATTCTGTTCATGAGATTAGCTCCTTTCAATTTACTTCTGGCCCCCGGATGTAAGGCCGCCGGGGGACGGCCAGGGGATTACCGGTAAATGTTCAGCCCAATTTTAGCGTCCGTGCCGGGAATGGAAATGTTCCCGGCGGTTGTGGCGATAATGCGGGTCTTGCCACTCTTGGACGGGCCAAAATCTTTAGAGAGGTCTACCTTGATTTTCAATATGTCACCTTCAACTGTTATGTCGACGTTTTTCATTCTTTCGCACCTCCTTTCTTTTTATTTTAGGAGAACTGGTCCCCGGATGTAAGGCCGCCGGGGGACGGCCAAAAGGGAGAGAGTTAGATCAGCCCCTGGGCCTTGAAGCTGAAATAACCGTCCTCCCCTATTACGATGTGGTCAAGGACCGTGATGCCGAGAATGGTCCCGGCGTCACGTAACCTTTGGGTCATTGCTTTGTCGTCCTCGCTGGGCGTAGCGTCTCCGCTGGGGTGGTTATGTGCAAGCAGAACGCTGGCTGCGTTGCACAAAATGGCCGGCTTGAAAACCTCCCGTGGGTGCACCACTGTTGTATTGAGCGCACCTACGGAGACGGTATTAATGCCGGTCACCTTGTTCTTTGTGTCGAGGAGCACCGCCACGAAGTGCTCCCTGTCAGAACCGTCTAAATATGTGCGAAGAAGGCTGTAGGCGTCAGCTGGGCTGTTGATAGATTTTACCTCCGAGGGGTGAGACCCCTCTCGGACCAACATTATTTTATAACGGGGGATTCGGTACATTTTTCGCACCTCCTTTCCTTTTTATTTGATAAGCCTTTCGGGCTAGGCCGGGATAGGCTCCCGGCGGGCCATGTTTGGTATGGCCGATATTATCGCCTCGGCCACCGGGCTGTATGTTTTAGCCGAAGATTTTTTTCACATCTTCGGCCAGATCTTCCCTCCCGCCGCTTTCGAGATACTCGATCAGCTCCGGGATGGAGGGGAAAATCTTCCCCCCATTTTCGCCGTCATTTTCGCCCATTTCCAAAAGTTTTTCCGGCGCCATTCCACGACCTAAATTCCACGTCCAGAATACCCGCCCATCTTCCATATATCCGACTGTATCATGGTCCCCAAATTCCTTCACATAGTTTATTTTTGTCATTTTCCTTCTCCTTTCCGGCAGTTCTGGTTGCCAGCCGTTTATTTTGTATCTCCATTCTACAGCACATACAGCCAGCTTGCAAGCAATATAAAATAGTGGGAAACAGCGAATAGGAAGGATAAAGCCAAGCAGAATAAATTAGCTAACTATCTCACAGTAGAACGCATTATTTCGCAGGATTGCTAAGTATTTCGTGAAAAGCAGAAAAAAGTTTGAAAAAAGTTTAAGGTGGTGGGAGAAATGCCAAAAAAGAAGAAATTCACGCCACGCCAAGAAAAATTCATTGAAGAGTATATCGCAAAGGGAAATGCCGCTGAAGCCGCCAGAAATGCCGGATACAGCGTAAAAACAGCAGATAGAATCGGGCATGCGCTATTGAGAAATCTTGAGATAGCCGACGAAATCGCCCGCCGGCGCGCCGAAATACGCAAAACCTCCATTACACCGGAGAGAATCGTCCGGGAATATCTCCAACTTCTCAATGCGAATATGAAGGACTATGCCGCCTGGGGGCCCGGCGGAGTTAAGCCGCGCCCTTCGGACGCACTCACGGAAGAACAAACAGCGGCTATCTCGGAGATAGCGGAGACGCAGTCGGGGATCAAGATCAAACTTCACGACAAAAAGGGCATACTGGACAGCCTGGCGAGGATTGCCGGAATGTTCGTCGAGAAGGTCGAACACACTGGCCGGCTGGAATATGAAATTGTGCTGCCGGAGGAACTGGAGACGGAAACGGGAAAAGAGGGGTAAGAGAGAGGAACACGATCTTTAGTTCTTTATAGAGGTATTCATTTTACACCACCTGGTGTAATTATTACACCACCCCCTACGGGTGTTCGTATAAGAATAAATAGGGCTAGGGTAGCTCCCGAAAAGCGGCAAGTCCTACCGCCTGCCCGTTTATTATTTTCTACTAGGACAAAACACAAAGGACGGTGTTTAGTATGAGAGAAGCGAATACAGGCATTAGAATGGAAGTTCCTTATTTCCAAGTCCCAAATGATGTTTTCAGGGCAGGGCTTACAACGAGCGAACTTGCGGTTTACTTTTACCTTGCCCGCTGCGGCAACCAGGGGAACGCTGCTTTTCCAAGCTATTCAGAAATAGCGAACAGTTGCAGCATTACCAAAAAAACCGCTATAAAAGTTATTAGGCAGCTTGAAGCCAAAAAGTTAGTCGTGAAGCAGAGGCGGTGGAGCAGAAACCAGGACGAATACTTTTCCAATGTATATATAGTAGAACACGCTATTCCGGTTGACGAATTGCGGGAAGCAGCGGAAAGAGAGAAGCGGGAGAAAGCGCAGCTCCGGCAGATTGGCCGCACTTTCATAGAAGCATGCCAGAAGCAGGGCGCGGACCCGGAGGTTACGCCGGAACTGGAAGAAGATATTGGCCGGCAGATTGAAGAGGCTAGCGCGAAAGAAAAGAAGAAGAAGAAATGGGCATACGCGGGGGTGGAGTAGTTGCCATCCACCGCCAAAAAGTTAAAAATTGACCTTTCCCACCTGCCTAAAGTCACGAATCCGACCTTCTTTCCTTTATACCGGAACCAAAGCCGGTATTTAGTGCTGAAAGGAGGCGGCAGCAGCGGCAAATCTGTATTTTGTGCCCAGAAGATTATCTTTCGCCTGCTGGCTGAACGGGGGCATAAGTTCCTGGTTGTGCGGAAAGTGAAGGCGGACCTGCGAGACTCCTGCTTTGCGGAACTAATCAGTATCATTCGGACATGGGGGCTGGGGGATCTCTTTTATATCCCCACGGGCCGCAGTTCAGACCTTTATTTGCGCTGCAACCTGAACGGGAACGAAGTCATTTTCTATGGCCTGGACGACGTGGAAAGAAGGAAATCCCTTTCCGGCATTACGTCCATGTGGATAGAGGAAGCGTCGGAGCTTACCACGGAGGACTTCCGGCAGTTGGATATTCGTATGCGGGGCAAGTCTAAGACCTACAAACAGATCATTCTTTCATTTAACCCGATCTCGATCACACACTGGCTGAAAAAGGAGTTCTTCGACCAGGCGAAAGACGACTGCACCACGCACGAAAGCACTTACAAGGACAACCGATTCCTGCCGGACGAGGACAGAAAAGTCCTGGAAGGGTTCCGGGACACTGACGAATACTACTATATGGTATATTGCCTGGGCCAGTGGGGGGTTACCGGCAAAACCGTTTACGACGGCCAGAAGGTTACAGAAAGGCTGCTGCAGGTCAGGCAGCAGAAACCTCTTGCAACAGGCACACTTCTATACCGGCTGGACGATGCCGAGCGCATTATCCCTGACAGCATACAGTTCAGCGAGGACAAAAACGGCCCTATCAACATATATGAATGGCCGACCCGGGGCAACCCGTATGTCATAGGAGGCGACCCTGCTGAGGGTGGCGAGGACTTTTGCGCCAGTAGTGTCCGCAACAATGCCACATGGAACCAGGCGGCTACTTATAGGCAGCAGACGGATACGGATCTCTATGCCAAAGATATGTATGCCCTGGGCATGTTCTACAACCGGGCACTTATCGGGATCGAGGTCAACTTCGACACTCACCCGGTGAAGGAGCTTACCCGGCTTAAGTATCCGAAGCAGTATGTCCGGCAGAAGATGGACAAAATCGGAAAAGATGTAGAAGAGAAGTTCGGCTGGCTGACAAACAAGGTTACCCGGCCCATGCTGATAGGCGAGCATGTGGCGCTTGCCAGAGACCATATCGACACCTTTAACGACATTGCAACCCTTGAAGAAATGCTTACCTTTGTTCGCAACGACAGGGGCAGGCCGGAGGCGCAGGAGGGCGCACATGACGACACTATCTTTGCCGACGGCATAGCCCTTCAGATTCGGGAGCAGCAAAGATTTGACATAGAGAAGCCGAAGGAAAAGCCGAAACCTTTACCCTGGCCTTTGCAGGACGAGGAACCGGCAACGGGAGGGGTTAAGGGCTGGAAGAAATGGTAAGGGAGGGGAGGGAATGATCCGCAAAGAGGGCAGCAGGTGGATTCTTTACACAAAGGACGGGAAGCGGGTATTGGGGCGGCACAGGACGAAGAAAGAGGCAGAGGCGCAGGAGCGGGCTATACAGGCGAGGAAGAGGAAATAGAAGGGGGGGGGCAGAAGCATAG